CAAGGCGAAATATACGAAGAAATGATATGAAAGTTTCTGTATATGCAACTTTTCGCATCGTTCTTACGTCTAACAGGTAGAAACTTTTAAAAAGAAAACGAATATGATACTATCAACAACCCCACACGGGTAAAACAAAGTAAAACTAAGCACAATTAAGTAAAACTAAATACCTAAAAATCAGACATTTAGCACAGTATCACTTTTTACCTTATTTTCTCTTATTTTCCTTAATTATCGTTAATTTTCTACATTTTTGTCCCTCGTTTGTCCCTCGTTTTATTTATTATTTGTACCTTTGCAACACGGACAAATAAAGACATATCATTATGGCAAAACAATTCGAGGACAAGAAAGTTAGCGGGCAAGTAACGCTAAGAAGCCGTGAAACGGCAAAAGGGAAAAGCCTCTATCTTGACATTTACCAAGATGGGGTTAGAAGTAAAGAGTATTTGAAAATGTATCTTATCCAGGTTAAAAACCCCGAAGATAAGATTACCAACAAAACGACATGGGACGCAGCCGAAGCCATTGCAAGAGAACGCGCCCAAATGATCGTTAAGGGCAAAGCCGGAATCAAAGACAGGAAAAGCAAAACTCTTTTACTCGATTGGTTGGATATTAGAATTAACCGCCTAACAGAACATGCTAAAGAAATGGGCAGAGCGGACAATAATTCTGCAAAGCAAGCCAAAAAAGAAAAATTGCATATAGAAGCCTACATTAACCAAAAGTACAAAGGTAAGAAAATAACTTTGGGTGATGTTGACCGCGATTTTTGTGTAGGATATGGCGAGTACCTTTGTAATGCAATGAGCCGCAAAAACAAGTATTGCCCGGCTAAGCCGTTATCTTCAGGAACACGCACACTTTATTTCAAAGGCTTTTCGACAGCCTTAAATGCAGCCGTGAAAGCGGGACACTTGCAAACAAACCCGATGGAGCATTTAGATATTGCAAAGATTGTAGGCAAGAACACACCAAACGAAAGAGTTTATCTTACAGCAGACGAATTGCGGAAACTGATTGCAACCAAATGCAAGCGGGAAGATGTGCGTAACGCTTTTCTGTTTTGTTGTATGTGCGGTTTGAGGTGGAGCGATGTTAGCACACTTAAATGGGAGGATATACATGCAGACGGGGACGAATGGAAGATAGAGAAAAGAATGATTAAGACGAGTGAATTATTATATTTACCGTTGAGTAAAGAAGCCAAAAACTATTTGCCCTCAAAAGAGTTAAAGGAGAGCAGCGAATTAGTTTTTACTTTACCCACTCTTTGGGCAACAGAAAGAATTATAACGGATTGGGTGAAAGAAGCAAAAATAACCAAACACGTTACTTTTCATTGTGCCCGTCACACCTTTGCAACAATGATGTTAACCCAGGGTGCAGACTTATATACAACGAGCAAGCTATTAGGCCACACAAGCGTTAAGACAACGGAAATATACGCAAAAATAGTAGATCAGAAGAAAGTGGAAGCCGTTAACTTGTTAAATGGATTATTAACCGCTAAAAACGATTAGGGATTATGGAAAAGACATATAACGATATAGTAGCCGAGAACCAGGCACTAAAGAAAGAGAACCGCAAACTTAAAAGGGAATATGAAACCCAAAAGGCGAGCGCAAAAATATGGATGGATCGTTATTATGATTTAGCAAAGCAGATCAGAACACTAAAACAGCAATTGGATGATGAACGGATAATAGCAAATGCAATAGCAGGTAAACGGGGATTGTTAGAAGAAGCAAACGCGATCCGTAAAGATTTTGCCCGCGCATGTGGATATTATACAGATGTTAAGCAGCCAAGAGAATGCAAGATAATCAGTATTAACCCCCTAAACAAATGAAGTTATGACAGCATACGGAATTATACAGCAGCACCCGGAATGGGTTACAAGTGAAAGAACACCCAGGGCAGCGATCCAAAAGACAGCAGCCCGATATATCCGGGAACTTGAGGGCAGCAAGAATTTTTGCAGCCTTATCACAGAGGATTTAGACGATCTGTTAAGACACAGGGACGAGACAAACGATTTTGCGGGTATAGTGACAGACAACAGCAACAAAACCCAGGTAAGCGAAGAAAGCCCCGAATATATGGCCGACAAACGCAAAGCCCAAATATACGCAATCTTTATTAAAGCCGTTATTTCGGAGTTATCCGGCAAAGCCATTTGCACAGCCGCCCAGGTTGAGGAATGGCGCGAAAGATATGCGGTTAAGTTAGAGGGCTTAGAGGGGAAGCGCGAACAAACCACAAAGCGCGATACAGACTTAAAGCCAATAGATGATACAAAAGCAGAACAGATTTATACACAGTTAAAAAATTGGCAATATATAGATTGTAGTGAAGATGTTTTTATGTGGCACTTTGGGGAGAGAATACACAGAACAGAAAAGGACACACCCAAAAAGGTCAATTGGTTAGGTAACGATGATAGAGTATTTGTCGTTTGTTGCAATAAAATAAACAAAATTGCAACGGGCAAAGAAAGAGCAAATTGGATAGGATTAAAAAAACATTTCAATCCAAACCCGGATTGGGGTTGGGATCACGATTGGAAAAAAGCAAAAGACCGTAAAAACGAAGCGGTGAACAGGAGTTTATATGATGAAGAAAGACTCCGGGTCATTGCTTTTTTTGATTCTATATCAGAAAATCATAAAAAGGCAGAAACAAAGCCCGATTTGTCAGATGAAGAAAAATTGAAAATACTGAAAGAATTGCCGGATGAAGAAAAAGCCAAAATAGTATTAGAGTTATATGAGCCAAAATAACACACACAAACTCGATTAGGCGCAATCTTATTACAGGGTTGCGCCTTTTTTTTGGGCACCCACAGCCCACATGATGAGGCCACGCCAGGCAACAGCCCCACAAGTGGGGTGTAAGTGGGTGTTATAGTTGCATATTCTTATACCTTATTATTTACCTTTGCACATAATTATATATAATAAGGTATGGAAGCAAAAGAAAAAAAGTATCTATCAGTAAGGGAAGCAGCCGAATATATCGGTTACTCCATTGGTTACGTTTATAGGCTTGTAGCGTTAAACGTATTGCCACATTACACCCCGAATGGTGGGCGCATTATATTTAACCGGGTAGAACTCGATGAATGGATAGCCAGGAACGGCAAACAGCCGGGCGATCCCAAAACGGAACATATCGTAATAAGATAGTCAGTATATGGAGAATTTGAAGTTAACCCACGATTTCGATTTAGACGTAGCCACAGCCCACAGCCGTTTATCTAAAAAATGGAAAAACAAAAAGTGGAAGTGGAGCGAGATCGTAAAGAAGTGCAGCGACACCAGGCGAACAGATGAAAGCGTAGCCGAATACATGAAAATGGATCGCAGCGAACAAAGCAACGTTAAGGACGTAGGCGGTTTTGTTGGCGGTTATTTGTCAGGCGGTACGCGTAAGACTGAAAACGTTATGTGGCGAAGTATGGCAACACTCGATATTGATTACGGGACAAATAACGTTTGGGACGATTTCACGATGCAGTTTAATTGTGCAGCTATGATTTACAGCACGCACAAACATACACCCGAAAAGCCCCGCTTTCGTTTAGTAATTCCGTTTTCGCGCAATGTTGAGCCAAAGGAATATGAGCCGATTTGCAGAAAGATAGCAGACGCAATAGGTATTGAATTATTCGACATTACGACCTATCAATTACCACGCCTGTTTTATTGGCCGAGTACACCCAGGGACGGGAAATATATTTTTGAGTACCAGGACGGGCGCGCCCTCGATGTTGACGAAGTATTAAGCAAATACGTTAACCCCCAGGACGTGAGCGAATGGCCGACAGGCAGCAGAGAAACCGAAGCCGTAGCCCACGAAATACGAAAGGCGGGTGATCCATTGGAGAAGCCCGGACTAATAGGCGCGTTTTGCCGGGCATATACGATAGAGGAAGCAATAACAAAGTTTTTGGCCGACAAATACGAAGCCACAGCAGCAGAAAACAGATTTACGTACAAATTGGGTAGTGTTGCAGCCGGGTTGGTTTGCTATGATAATAAGTTTGCATACAGCCACCACGAAACAGACCCCGCAAGCCAGGTACTTTGTAACGCTTTCGATTTGGTAAGAATCCATTTGTTTGGGGTACACGATGAGGGAACACGGCAAACAGACGTTACCAAATTGCCCTCATATCTGAAAATGCAAGAATTTGCAGCCAAAGACACAGCCGTTAGCGAGTTACTGACAAAGGAGCAACAGGCAGCAGCCCAAAGCGATTTTGCAGATATTGAACTAACAGAGGAAGCCCCCGGAAACCTCAAATACATAAATGCAAGTTTTGATTTTGACAAAGCCGGGAGAGTAAAAGACACACCCCACAACAGAACAAAGATCGTTATAAGCGATCCGAACTTTAAGGCGGTTAGGTACGATCTGTTTGCACAACGTGACGTTATCACAGACCCCCAAAGCATATTTGCGGGAACACACCCCGGAGAGGTTGACGATACGGCACTATCTTTAATGGCTCAATATGTGGAAACGACATACCAGTTAAAAACAAGTATAGGCGCGTTAACTGACAAAATGTTATTGCCCACAGCACCCGCACCGACAGAGACGAAGCCCGGCAGAGGTTTTAACCCTGTTATAGAGTTTATAGGCGAATCCCAGGAATGGGATAAAACGCCCAGGATCGACACCCTGTTAATAGACTATTTAGGAGCAGAGGACACAGAGTTAAACCGCGCTATTACCCGCAAATGTTTTGTTGCAGCCGTAGCCAGGGCGATAAACCCAGGGTGCAAGTTTGATTATTGCTTAGTGTTGCAAGGCGATCAAGGAATAGGCAAAAGCACTTTTATTAGTGTAATGGCGGGTAATTGGTTAGGCTCTTTGTCTTTGTCAGCGGGTGCAAAAGAACAATGCGAGACGTTAACGGCAAGTTGGATCGTTGAAATACCAGAGTTAAAAGGTATGCGCCAGGCAGACACGGACGCGATCAAAGATTTAATATCCAGGCAATCGGACGATTACCGGGCAGCATACGCACGTAAGCGCACAAAGAACCCGCGCCATTGTATCTTTATTGCGTCAACGAATGATAATAATTTCCTGAAAGATACGACAGGCAACAGACGCTTTTGGGTAGTACCGATTAAGGGTAACGGAAGCCCCGGCAAATGGTTTAGGCAGCTCGTAGAAGCCCGCGCCCAAATATGGAGAGAAGCCAGGTATTATTTCGAGCAAGGCGAAACACTTTGTCTTAGTGAAGAATTAGAGGCACAGGCAAAGGCAATACAAAGCAATTTCACGGAAGCCGCGCACGATCCGTTAAGGGACTATTTGCAGCAATGGTTAGATATTCTTATTTGGCCTAATTGGGAGAGTTACAGCCCCGAAAGGAGACGCGCGTATTATGTGCAATATGATGATACCGAACCGATAGCCAAAGGCAGCAGATTACGCGAGACGATAACGATTTGTGAGATAAGAACAGAGTGCCCGTATAGAGGGTTAAGTAAATACAAAGATAATCAGATAATCGCGATATTGAAAAGTATCGGTTGGGAATATGTGAACAAGCCCAAAAGAATAAGCGGATATAAGAACGAGAACGGCAAAGGCAATAAGATGTTGAGGTACTACAAACGCCCGGAATCCGATCCCGCATATTTTGCACACCAAAATAAAGAAGACGATGAAAGCGATATTTAGGTTAATTTGGGGTGTTGCAGTAGGTGTTGCAGAGGGTGTTGCAGTAGGTGTTGCACTTAGGCATTTTTGCACCCCAAGAGAGGTGCAACACCCTATTTGCAACCAGGTAAGCACCCGTAAACAAGAAAGCCGCAATAAGTCCCCAGGTGATTTAAGGTGTTGCACTTTAGGGAAAATCGGGTAAGTGCAACACCAAGTGCAACACCAAGTGCAACACCCTAAACCCCGATAAATAAAGGCTTTCCCGTAAGGGTGTTGCAGTGTTGCACTATATTTTAATAAAAATAAATAAGGAATAAGTAACATATAAATATATAGTAAAATACGCCCGCGTATATAAAAACGCATTTGTAACATACGCGTATATATAAAAAATAAACATGGGGTGCAACACCCAAGTGCAACACCCTGTAAAAGTAATAACGAATAAACAGCAGCAGACAATGAGAAAGGATCAGTTAATAGAAGCGATAACAAGCGCGCCCGATTGCTTAGATATAGAAGTAGCCGTAAAGGGTGACAATTCCGAAAACGTATTATATCGGAGAGTTATTGAAGTGGAACGCAGACACCGCGAAGATATTGGACGTGATGTTATAAGCCTTATTTGCCTAAAGAGCCTTAAAGATGAAAAAGAGCATTTTGCGGCAGAGGACAAAGCCCGGAGAGCAGAGCGAAAGAAAATACTAAGTGATGCAGCTTTATTGGATCAGCAGCCACGCGATCAGAAGCCAAAGCAAAGTAAAGCACGAAAGAAGAAAGCCGCAGCCGATAACGGCAAAGGTGACAAATACGACAACGCCTTTGATTGTGATAACGTTTGTGTTGGTACAGATCAGAAGCCCAAAAAGGCGTTAACCTTTGCAGATATGCAAGGAATGGTTAAGACACAATTAGAGCAAGCCCCAGGGGATTACGACAGCGTTTTTGATAACTTTGGTAACACCTTTAACGGCTTCACGGGTTATGAGGACGTAGAGGAGACCCCCAAAAACCAGGATAATGAAAATTAAAGAGGTCAAAATCAAGTCGGGGCGGGTGTTTTTTAATCGGTACAGGGTACGGTTAAACCTCGCCCAAACCTCTTTTCACACGAGAGTAATTTTTTGGGCTTGTGGGGGTCAGTTAGTTTGTACGCGTACCCGTATGCCCGCGATAATTTGGTAAGGTATGATTAGTTTTGATATTAATTCGTTACGATCCTTTTGCATTGACCGTTTTAATAGGAAAAATCTTGGTGTTATTCACGGTGTTTTCCATTGGGATCGAGTGGCAGAAAATGGGCAGCGTTTATTCTGTCCAGGCGCAGACATGGACGTTATAAACGCGTTTGCGTATTTGCATGATGTTGAGAGATACGATAACGGGAGAGATTTACAACACGGAGAAAGAGCAGCCCGCGTAATTGATAGCATAAGACACGATTTGTTAGGTGCATTAAGCGATACTCAGATAGAGAAACTAAAAAGGGCGTGCAAGCAGCATACGACAACTACAAAAACGGGAGATGTCACAATAGATATTTGCTTTGATGCGGATAGATTAGATTTGTATAGAGTGGGTATAAAGCCCGATCCCGACAGAATGGCTACAGAAGCGGGCAGAAGATTAGTATTAGACAATATAAGAAAAGTATCTGGAAAGCGTTTTATTTTTGCCCTGTTTGAAGTTACAGCCAAATATAATAAAGGGATCATATCCGATCCCGATTTAATTACCAGGGCTTTTTTTAAATACGGCTTATATGGGGAAAACAGATTTACTATGATTGAAGCAGCCGAAAGATATAATTTTTCTGATGCAGCTTTAGGGAGCCTGTTACGTGTGGCATTCACTTTCGGCGCGGCACCCATACCACAATTGAATAAAGAAGAAAAGCTGTTTGATAGGGTTAGACCTAAAGACCTTATGACCTCAAAAGAAATGAAATGTTATACGGATTTGCCCGAGACACTTACTTTATACAGAGGTACAAGTATGAACGAATTTAAAAGCGGGATATTATCGCCCTCATGGACTGATGATTTAGACAGAGCCAAAACGTTTGCTTTGCACGGATCGGGTTACGAAAGCGATCAAAGCGACAGAGTTGTAATAAAAGTAGAGGTTAAGAAAAAATATATAAAAGCCGTTTTACTCCAGGGGTTTGCAATATATACTATAAAGGAAATCGTTTACTATTACCACGGGGAGAGTAATATTTCAATTGTTTACCGGGCTAAGAAGCAATGCCCAAATAATAGTCATTTTGCGCATAAGAAAAGGATATTATATAAAGATTCTGACGCGCTAAGAGCGGCTGAGGTGATGGCAAGAATTGACGGAATATGGCCGGAAGAATAGAATAAAATGCGAAAAGGAGAAAATTTACACGGGAAACGACTCAAAGAAAGAACGATAACGGCAAATATCGAAATACGTTTGTTTGAATCAGAGCAAACACCCCCGCCAGGGTGTTATATTGGTTTACGGGTTTTCCTGTTTGATAATTGGGAAACGATTTGGACTGATGAAGTAACAAAAGGTATTGAGACAATAGAGCCGGGAGCGATTAGGAACGATCAGTTAAACAGCAGCGATTTTACAATAGGTTTTGAGTTTTCCGAAAAGGTTGTATCTTTAGTCAGGATCGTAAACGGAGAGGGTGCAGCGTGCAAGGTTGAATCGAAAAGCCTGTATTTCATTTTCAAAGTGCCCGATACCTTAGAGGGTAATTCCGTAATAGAAGTTATTAGAAACGGGTGGTGTAAAAGCTGCAAAGTACAATTTGCCACCTATTACGAAAACAGGGACTTTGTGCGTTTTTCACGAATGAAAGACGGGGCAAAAACCGCTTTTATTTTTAACGTTATTAAGGTTGCAGAAATAACGAGTTTATTGTTACAGGCTAAAGAGGGATATTTTGATATTACACCACTAAGGGAGTTTTGCAAAAAGCAACGCCCAATTTACAGGCTTAAAGTATATGGCTTAGACCATTTTGAGAGAGTAGCCCAAAACGGGGAAAAGTTATACATACCAGGTGCAAACCCGTATGTTATAGCCGCGTTTGCATATTTGCACGATGTGGAGAGAAACGACAGCAAAAGCGACCCAGGACACGGGGAAAGAACGGCAAAGCTAATAGACAGAATCCGGCCTATTTGTTTGGCCGATTTCTCTGATGTAGAAATACAGCTATTAAAAGACGCGTGCAGATTACACGAAACAACCAGGCAAACGGGTAACAGGACAATAGATATTTGCTTAGACGCTGACAGGCTCGATTTACCCAGGTTTGGGATTTATCCCGACCCCCAAACAATGGCAACAGAAAAAGGCGCGTTATTCGCAGCGGAGTTAAAACGGAACAAATAGCCCCATACACCCGTAAGGAAAGCCCCACAGCGTGTGCAAAAGCATAAGACCGTATATGTATAGGCGAAGCCAACAAAACGAGCCCACAGGCGATATTTAGCAAGGTTTTAACAATTGGCCGTACCAGGCAACAGCCCCGCGATCTGACAGCAGAAGCCCCACAAGTGGGGTGCAAGTGGGTGCGATTATCTTTTATTATACCCGATTATCCCGTAACTTTGCACCCAAAAGATATAGAAACTATTAAATTAAACAAGTTATGGAAGTAAATGGCACTAACAAGACAGAAACGCAGTTGCTGACAATAGAACAGGCAGCAGCTTTTTTAGGGTACAAGAAAGGGTACATTTATAAATTGGTACACTTTAAGAAAATCCCACACCTAAAATATGGTGCAAGATTTGTACGCTTTCGTTTAGAGGATTTACAGGAATGGCAGCAAGCCAAGTTTGTAGAAGTGCCCTCAATGGATCAGATGAAAGCAAACGCAACCCGGTATTGTTTGGAACACGCCAAAGCATAAAAGTAGATACTATAATATAGAAAGGATATGAGTAAGCAATTACGATACAGAGGTGAGTTTCTAAGCCGATCAAATGTAATTTGGCGGGTTGATATTTTACAGGAATCGCCCACACCATTTGCAACCGTAGGAGAATTAACATTTGAGCGCGAAGAGGCTTTGGTTATTGATTGGAAGCATACGGGCAAAGAAGAAGTGATTTGCGGGAGCGAAGCCACCATAAGAATCGAAAGCCCTGGTGATCGCACATACGAGGATTTGTACACAATTGAGGTTGGCCGTATTCGCATGGACGTTTACAGAAACAATGCCCTGTATTGGAGTGGTACGTTAGACCCCGAATTTTATGAGGAACCTTATGAAATGGCGCGGTATTATGTGGTATCGCTTACGTTCAGCGACTTTGGAATACTTGACAGGCTGAAATATAATTTGTCGGGTGTGCAGACTTTACAGGCTATTTTGGTGGACGCATTAAGCAGAAGTGGTATTTATTACAGCAGCATTGACGCAGATACCTATTGCACCACGTATTTTGAGGACGGTATTAATAAGGCTAATTTATCTGCCCTGTCGATAAGAAGCGACAATTTTTACGATGAAGATTCGGAGCCATTGACTTTAAAAGAGGCGGTAGAGGGAATAATGCAGCCGTTAGCATTGAGAATGATCCAACGTAACGGAAAGATATTCGTTTACGATCTGAACGGATTACGAAGTCTTTCCCCGCGCAGAGTTGTAACATGGGACGGTGAGAGCCAGACTTTAGGAGTTGATAAGGTTGCAAACAATGTAAAAATCAAATTTTCGCCTTATTCATCGGCAAACTTGCTTAACGGTGATTTGCAATTTGGCGGTGAGTATTCGGTAGAGCAAACAAATATGATAGCCGATCCGGGCGCCTCATATTATTCTTATTACCCCGATTATTCCGAAGACCATAAAATAGATGGTAATTGGGATTCTAATCTTATAAACTTTACTATATTTCTTAGTAACAAGGGTAAGGGTTTAGCCTATCTTAATTCGTCAGCCCGATATTGCCATATTTTGCCCCTGGTTAGTGGACCATCGGAAACGGACGCTATTGCCTGGTCTTTCTATTCGGGCGGTCACGGGCCGATAGAAGAATACCACCATTGGCCAAAACAGATTCTTAACAGAGTTACAAAGGAAAATAGCGGCGTACTGATGAAGTCCCACAAGGTATTTTTGCCCAAACTAAGCAGTGAGGGTGAAAAGTCATATTATGTACGTTTGTCACTTGAAATGCTATTAGATGCAAGATATAATCCGTTTACAGAGGCGAGGGACGGTAACGAGGCCGACAATTACGATCTGATGAAAAGGTGTACGGGTTGGGCTTTCATACCTATTGCCGTTAACGTGTTTGACGAATCGGGTAACGCTATCTGTCATTACGTCAACAGCCACAACGCCAAAGGAGCCTGTAAGGGGCATTTGGGATATGCTAAAGGCAAATGGGAAAGCGGAGCCGCAAGTTTTGGTGACGCATATTTAGAGTATTACAATTCAGATGACCCCGCAAACGATACGGGCGTTTTGGGTTGGAAGAAAAACCGCCATTGCATAGGCAGACCAGGTTACGGGAGCGTAAAGATATACGACAGCTTTAAGAGTATGGCCGATGGTGAGTATATGCCGTATCCGACACAAGGCGGTTATTTGGAGATAACTATATATTGTGGCGTTCAGTGCTTCGATCATTCAGAAAGTATATGGGAAATTCTAACGGGCTTCGATTGGGATTGGGACGCGTGCAATCGTTGGACTGAAACAGGATTGTACAACAAAGTCAGGTGGTTACTTTACAAATCACCGAAGATTGAGTTAGTAAAAAACAACTTGGTCTTTGATGCAGCAGAGTTAGAAGACATCGAATATTCGGGCTATATTAACCAGGCTGCAAAGGAGGAAATCAGTATAGATACGATTTGCGGTACGGCCAATAAGATTTGCCCAACAGCAAGGGGTATATATTGCCGGACAACAGATAATTTGCAAATACAGAAATTACAGCGCGCGGGGGTTACAGATCACCCCGAAAAGTTGCTGATCGGTACACTATACAGCCAATATGCAGCGCGTAAGACAGTGTTAACGGGCGAAGCCGTGATAGATACGGGGGATATATGTGCCTACACTGAAAGGAACCAGGCCAATAAAGTTTTCTTGATGTCCGGGGAGCAACAGGACGTTATATCCGATACGTCAGAGATCGAGATTACGGAGTTTAGCCCCGATGAATATGACGCGATAGAAGCATAAATTATTAAAATATGAAAGATTTAACAAAGACACTCCAGGAAAAATTTGGCTTGCGCTTTGGCGAGGCTGAAAAACTTTCGCACAAGATTGAGAAACTAAGGTACACTAAGCCAAAAGCAAAAGTGAAAGTCGGGTTTCTTGAAACAGACGATACCACCAAATTAGTTATAACGCTGGATTACAAGAGATACAACAAAGAAACAGAAAAAAATGTAGATTATGACAAACAAGAATGAATTAGTAAAAAGGGAAATACAGACAGCCGGAAAGTTGTTTGTAAGGGAAGCAGCACCAGGCGAAGCCCCAAGCCGTAAGATTTGCGGTTACGCAATCATGTTTAATGTGCCATCGGTTATATTAGACAGAGATGAGCATTACGAAGAACGCGAAATTATAAAGCCGTGTGCAGTAACAAAAGAGTTATTGGATAGCAGCGATATAATAATGACAATGTACCATAACCGCGAAATCGTTTTGGCACGAAGCAATAAGGGCAAAGGTACGCTATCATACAGGATCGACAGCAAGGGCGTTTTCTTTGAGTTTGACGCGCCAAACAGCCCAAATGGTGATGAAGCCTTAGAATTGGTAAGACGCGGAGACATTACCGGGTGCAGCTTTATTTTCGGATCGTATTATTATAACGACGAATATGTAAGACGTGAGGAAAAGAAAGTAAACGGAGTTACGCAAGTAACTTGTTACGTTTTGAAAATGACGGGTATTTACGATTTTACGATCACAACAAAACCCGCATATCCCGATACGTCAGTAGAAGCCCGCGAAGCCCGGGAACGCAAGGCACAAAAGAAAGCCCGCGAAATCCGAGAAATCCGGGAACGTATAGGCTTTAAGTACCCGGCAGCAAAGAAAAAGTCAAAAGCAGAGGTAATCCGGGAGTTAAGAGAAAAAGCAAAATAGTAGGTAACAATTTTATAGTTATAATCAATATGGGTATTTTATCGAATAAGAAAGAGCCTGTTAGCAGAGTATTTGTAAACAGGAACGAAGATGCAGAAATGCGTTTTTACAGCAAATTCACACGCGGAGTGGTATTTGTCAATAATTTCGTTATTCCGTTACTTAAAGAGTTTGGGGCAGAGATCACAACCAGTGTTATATTAGACTATCAGAAAGGCGATACCCGCGACCGCTTTTTAGATTTGCTGATAGGGCAAAAAACAAATGGGCGTATTTTGCCCGCAGAGTTAAGACGTTTGCAAGAATCAGCAGATAAAGAGTTTGACAAGGCCTTAGAAAAGGTTATCACACAAGGCGAACACTACACAGCCACATTGAAAAGCCAGGCAACAGCCCGCAAGAAATACGATGATACGGTAAGCAGTTTACAAAGCGAAATGCGAAGATTTCCGCAAGGTGTTCGATATGAAGAAGCCAAAGGAAAGCTAAACGACACGTATGGTTTTATTTCCAGATTTGAGGAAAGCAGCCGCAACGAGCTAAAGAGAGTAATCGAAGACGAAAAAAGATATTTTTCAGAGGGTGCAGAAGAAAAGCATTTGTTATCATTCGCAACGGGTTTTCTTGTTTTCAATGGCAACACACTCCAATTTGACCAGGCGAAAGTTGCAGCCACTTTTAGTGTTTATGCAGAGACAGCACAAGAAATTGCACTATTGGATAAGCTAAAGCAGCTTGCAGCCCTGACAAACGAAATATACGGGAACGCTTACCCAGGAGCAATTGCAGCGTTTTGCACTTTCTTTATTGCCGATCAAGGCAAAGTAGTTTTAAAATCCGATATTAAAAAAGAGGATTTAGTTAAATACGCAAGTAATTTGTAAATTTCGTACGCCTAACGTTTTAGGTTTTTAGTTAATCATTTCATTGTTACGGGGCGTGCAGTCCGAGAGGATAGCACCCCTTTTTAAAAAATGAGTTTGCTTTACATGGTACGTTTATTCGAGGTTCAATTATTCCAGGTGGGCGCAATTCCTTTTACGGGGTTGCGCCTGTTATTGGACGGTGTAAATAATAGGCAGATAGGATTTTTTAACCCAATATATTTCATTAAACGGTACGAAATATGTACTTTTGTATTCACAGAGCCGCGACAAATAAAGTAATGATGTGTCATTTGTCCCTATTTTGTCCCTCGTTACATTTGAAGCGGCTTTCAATTTTATCGCAAATCGCTTATTTTCAATAATATAGGTATAATTTAATTGGTAAGGAAATGATACTATCAACAACCCCACAAATTGAAGGTCACAGCATCCGCGAATACAAGGGTATTGTGACAGGTGAAACCATAATAGGTGCCAACATGTTCAA